CCCAAGGTCTACAAATACGTCCTCTTCAAACTCGTCAAACCACGGTATATACCCGGCCAGCGTGTACGCTTTAAGCTCGACTCTTTCCGCACCTTTCGGCTTACTGCCTTTTATCTGTTGACCGTATGCCGTTAGCCAGTGCAATTCGACCCCGCCCCTTTCGCGGGTTGGCAGGAAAACGCTTGGCCCCATCATGGGGCGGTGCCGAACAAGCGGCATCATCACGCTTCTTTTCGCCGCGTCTTGCATCAACTCGGTTTCATAAATCGGGTTTATCAAATACTGGTCGTTGGTCGCCATGTTCCCCATCGGCGTTCCCAGCGGTGCCTTTACCTTCCAGCCTTTGTCCTCCCAGCTTACGTCCCGCGGGTTTGTCCAATTGTCGGCTTTCAGGTTCGGACTAAAGGCCAGTTCCGCGAGCGTCTTGTGGTTGCCGGCCCAAGCCGCCGCAATCCCCTTGCCAAGGTTGAAAAGCATCTCCCGCCGCGTCAACTCCTTGGGGTGCTTGGATTGCGTCTTTAGCTCGTCCCGCAAGCCTTTTACTGTTCCCTCCAATGCCGCGATTAGCGTTGACTGGTTTCCGGTTACGGTCTCAAGGGCTTTCGCCATTTCCTCAAGAAGTATCTCCTTGTCCCTGAAATACTCGGCGGCCTTTGCCGGGTCGGTAAAGCCGCACTCCTCAATCTTCTTCATGTCGGCAAGTTTCTTCTTGATTGCCAGCATAAGCTCGTCCATGTTTTATACTCCTGTATTGCCGTTGATTATGTTTCCCCAAAATGCGGGAAACCCCAAATCCTTGAAAGCGTCCGCCTTTTCCCCTTCCGCTATTTTCGCCAATGCGTAGGGGTTGGCTGGCACGTTGCAGATTGAAAACTCAAGCAGTTCTTGCTTTCGGAAAATAAGCGCGGTTTCGTCCCCATCCCTAGCCGGAGGTATTTCTATTTCGATAACCCGAAACCCAACCGAGCCGGCGCGGATAACCCCGGCCTTCACTCTTTCCCCAATCGACCAGCCGAAGGGGTCAAAATCCTTTTCGTTGAATTTGACAATCCCATGCAAGCCCTGCCCATCTATCGCCAGCCCTTCAATCTTCCCAATCGCCGGTATGTCGTACCTGTGCGCCCATTCCACTACCGGGTTTTGCATATATCTTTCATAGTCCCAGCCCATCGGGTCTATGCGCTCGCCGTGCCGGTCAAGGTCGTAGGTCGAAAGCGTCCAAGGGTAGCCGCTTTCAAATTCGCCGCCTTCCGTCATGGCGAAAGGCACGGCGGCGATTAGCTCCACGTCCCCGGCCACCTTCTGAACGCCTTCAAAGCCTTTTTTCACTCCCAGAAAATGCGACAGGCCGTTTCTTGCAACCGTTACCGTCTCGCCGTTTTTCGTCCTCAAAATCATGCCCAAATCTCCTTGACCGGCTGCGGGTTTACCGTGAAACCGGTCGGGTAAAAACTAAGCCCGTCCCTCCTGATAATGCCGTTGTCCAACGCCGTCAGAATAAGCTCCGCGGGGTTGCGGGCGTTCAGGTTCGTGTATAGGCTCGTTCGGTGGTTCGTGATCGTCTTCGGCGAAACGTGCAGGGTGTCGGCCATTTCAATCTCGTAAAACCCGCTGCAAATCAGCCCCAGAACCTCAAACTCCCTTTCGGTAACTTCCGCGGCCGGTTTCGGGAACTCGCGCCTCATGTTAATCCTCTTCAACACCCCTTCCGCGATATATGCCCCGCCGTCCCGCACCGCGCAAAGTCCGCGCATGAACTCTTCCATGCCGTCCATCATGTTCACGTAGCTGTGTACGCCGTTGGCGATGAAACGCATCCCCAAATCGTCCGGGTACTCGTGAATATTTATCGCCGCCACGTTCATGCGCGGCAGCTTCTTTAACAGGTTCATCATCATGAAAGGAGTCGCCCTTCGGTAGAACCCGCAACCGAACAATAGGTTGTCCGGCTTGTATTCCATGATCCGCGTATAAAGCGCGTCTTTCTCCTTGCTGGTAAAAAGCACGTTGGTGAATCCCATCCCTTCAAGAAACGCTTTCCAATACGGAAACAGTTTTTCCGCTCTGCTTATTACCAAGGTTTTAGTCGCCATTGCCGCCCTCCGTTTCAGAATTTTGTTCGCATACGGTTGCAAGGTTTCCCGGCCTGTGCCAAACGTCCCCCCACGGTTTTGGCTTCAATCCTCTTCCCAACAAAACGTCGTTTATTGTCTTAATGCCGGCGTTAATCTCCGCGATGTCCCTCTTGCTCTGCGCGTCCTCGCTATCCTGTAGTTCCGGCACGTCAATCAAGTCAAAGACGCATCTTTCCCCAAGCCCCAGCCGCATGAAAAACCGGCCTTCAAGTATCTGCTCGAACTGGCGCAGTATGGGAATAAGCGTGTATTTCCAGAAAGCCGAATGTTGTTCGGCGGTATCCTTGCCTGACAATGCGGTGCTTCTGTCGCTTATGTTCGCCACCCTTGGCGGTATGCCGTATTTTGCCAATATCGTGTACAGGTTCCAGCGTTTCAGTTCAAAGAGTTTGACGACTTCCGGCGTGAAAGATAGCGGCTCAAAACTTGTCCCCTTCCCAAGCACCGCGATTTTTCTTCCGGCCTTTACAGCCCCATACTTGCTTTCCCAACGTCTTTCCAAAAGTTCCGCTTCCTCCGGCCTCAAAACCTGTTCCGTTTTCAGAACGCCTTGAGGTATCGCGTTGTTCTTCAACAGTTGCGAATTAGCGCGGTTCGCATAGTAGTCTTGTTCAAGTTCCAATCCCAAAGAGACAAGCGGGTTAACGCCCCGCACAGGGTTCCAAGGGTTCCAGTCGCGAAAGTGTATGATTTCATCTTGCAGTATTGGCAAAAGTTCCGTGCCGGTTTGAAGGAACCACCGGCGCGGCTTGTCCCTAAAGCCCAAATCGATTTCACCGGTGAATTCCCCCTCATGGCGCATCCGTCTGGGGTCAAGAACGTAAATCTCCTTGGGTATCCCTCCGGCGTAGTCCGGCCCGAACCACCAAAACGCCTCGCCCTCAAGAAACCACCACGCCGCGGTTTCCTTCCACAGGTCAAAGCGGCTAAGCGTCGCGTTCGGTCGATGGAACAGGTCGAAAACCGGCCCCGCCGTTACCTCCGCGCCGTTTTTCCTAATCGTGAAGTCCGCGCGGGCTATGTTCCTAATCAAAATATTTACCGCGATGTTTACCCAAGCATGATACAGGTACGAACCGTCGCCAAACGGCCTTTCAACGGCAGTCCCGAAACCGTCATCAAAATTTGGTCTTTCGCGTTCCTGTTCGCCGCCATTGTCCGCGCTTTTACGTTTTCCAGCCGCAAACATTTTGAAAATACTCATAACATTACAATCCCATGCTGAATGTCGGAAAAGACCGCATACCGCAAAGCGTCCAAGTAATGGTCGTTTATCTTTATGATTTCCCCGGCCTCATTGCGGCAGTAGTCCCAAATCTCCGACAGAACGCCGTTGCACGTCTCGCGCACGAAAAACTGCCCGCGTTCGATTTTCGCGTGTATGTAGTCAATCCCGCTTTCCACGGAATTATTGGCCTTTACGCCGCCTTTGACCTCCTGTATGCGTTCGCCACCCGCTGGGTCGCAATATACCGGCATCCCCATCCCTTCCGGGCAGTCAAGCAAACCCCGCGCCTGTACTTCGTCATTGAACGAGCTTGTAGTCATGTTGTACGCGCCGTAATCGCCCAACACGTAAACGGTATCACCCACCCAGCCTATTTTTACGAACGTTATGTTAAGCCCGAAATCCTGCCCGGCGGCGTAGCGGTCGAACCTTTCCGGCAAATCGGCCTTTTTGACTATCATGCCTTCATCGAATTTCTCGTAAACGACACCTTCGGCCTTTACCCATAGGCCATCACGGAACCGCGCTTTTTGTTTTTCGGGCAACACGTCCAAAATGTCGCTTATATAGTCGTCGGGTAGGTTTGCTTTGTTGTCCTCCGGGTTTAAAAGCATGGAATTATATAACCCCGCTTTCTCAAGCGGTTCCCCGGTGTTAAAGGCGCGCTTTAGTACAAAAATCTTATATGCCCAGTGCAGGGGCGAGCCGGGGTTGCAGTCGTAGAAAAACATATTGCGGCATCCGTCAACCTTCAT